CAGCCTAACCTCCTTCTAGGTTGGTTCCCCTCCTGAGCATGAGGCCGTGTAAACTGCTCACTCTAATCCTGAAGGAGGACACATGAGATCTTTAGACAAAGCAATACACAACGTTAAACGTGGAGGCATGGCAATACCAATGCCATTCAAGTCATGGTCAGACAGGTCAATCTCCATTCGTCGCGGTGAAGTATCCATGATTGCTGGCCCACCGGGATCAGGTAAGTCCACGCTAGCCTTGGCCATAGCCCTACGCTCTGGTGTACCTACTCTATACACCAGCGCTGACAGTCACGAAACAACCATGGCTATCCGTTCACTCAGCATGAGTACGGGTCAACCACAGTCAGTGATGGAAGAAGCGATGGTTGAGAACCCTGACTGGGCAACCAAGATGCTGCTGGACAACGTGTCCCACATCAAATGGAACTTCGATGCCAGCCCTACACTCAAGGATCTTGATGAAGAGATCGAAGTGTACCTTGAAACGCAAGGGTCATACCCTGAACTGATAGTGATAGACAACGCTGTTGACGTTTCATTCAGTGACGGTGACGAGTTCAGTTCCCTGCGTACCTTGATGAAAGAAGTTAAGCAGTGGGCTAGGGAAACTAACGCAGCGATACTGGTACTGCATCACACGTCAGAAGCAGCACAGGGTTACCCGTGTCCACCTCGCAGTGCTTTGCATGGCAAGATCTCGCAGACACCCAGCCTAGTGGTCACCATATCGTCAGAGAACGAAGGGTTGATGGCTGCTTGTGCAGTTAAAAATCGTTACGGTAAGGCCAGTCCCGGTGGGACTGATGCAGTGTGGTTGAACTATGACCCTGAGTGCATGCAGTTGGTTGATGCAGCATGAGTGCAGCAAACAAACGTAAAGGATCACTGTACGAGTCAGCGTTAGAGAACTATTACAACGATCAAGGCTTCAAGGCACGACGTTTACCCCGTGCCGGGGCTAAAGACATTGGTGACCTAGCCATAGAGATCAACGACCTTGTTGTGGTGGTTGAAGCCAAGGATGTGAAGGCTAACGCCTACCATGAGTGGCTTAGGCAGGCTGAAGTTGAAGCGGAACACTACGAAGACAAATATAAAACACCAACCATCGGCGTGGTGGCTAGAAAGAATCGCAACCACAGCGTAGGTTCGTCACATATAATGATGACCAACGAAACGTTCGTTGATCTGCTCAGACTGGCGAGGAGGCCATGATGAACAAACTGAAAGACTTATACTTAATGAACGATACTGTTGAGACACTCAATGAGAACGACTAGCAGTGAAGTACCCAAGTTCCCGATCTGGCCTGTACTGGAATTTTTCGGATGGGATCTACCTGCACCTAGAGGTGGGTGGCAGTCGATCAAGTGCGAGAAGCACGGGGACAAGCACAACTCTGCGAGCATTAGTGAAGAGGCTCAGTTTATTTTCTGCCACGCCTGCGAGTTCAAAGGTGACGCGATAGACATCGTAATAATTTATGAGGGAGTAAGTTTCAATGAAGCAAAACTTAGATGCGAAGAGATTACAGGCAATGAAATGCTATCCATCTCAGGGCGTGGCGGTGCTCGTGACAAGCGAGGGGCTAGATCCTACAAGCCTCCACGCCTCAGGAGATAAGTCATGATGTTAAGCAACGATGCAAGACTGGCACTTGAGACAGCCACCGAAACTTACTCGCAACAGATAGATGAAGCAGGTCGCTACCTCACTGCTCGTGGCATAACGAAAGAAGCAGCAGCCAAACACAGGCTAGGGTTCGTGTCCCACCCAATGATAGGTCACGAAGCCATGATAGGCCGTCTCAGCATCCCTTACGTGACCCCTAGTGGGGTTGTGGAGATGCGCTTTCGTTCCATTGACGCTAACACTAACCCTAAGTACCTCAGTCGGGTCGGTGCCAAGTCCCACATGTATAACGTGAACGCTTTCAACGAACCCAGTGAACATATCGCCATATGTGAGGGTGAAATGGATGCGATAGTGGCATCAACTATCTGTGGCATACCAGCCGTCGGGGTTCCCGGTGCCCAGACTTGGCAGGCTTCATACCGGCGTGCCTTCCAAGACTACCGTAAGGTTTTCGTTCTTGCTGACGGGGACGCTGCCGGTCAAGAGTTAGCAAAGAAAATAGTGCATGCCATTGACGTGGCTATCGTCGTGTCTATGCCTGAAGGCATGGATGTTAATGATATTGTTATGGCTGAAGGGCCGGAAGGCTTACGGGAAAGGATCGGATTGTAATGGAATGGGTGCTGCTATTTATCGCAATGGCTATCGGGTTCCTTGCGCTAGGCTTTCTCCTCGATAGGATTGTTGTAGGATTAATGCGGTGGAATGAAGAGCGCAAGATCCACAAGATCCTAGCCGACGAGGTTGTCCGCAAGTACCAACTAGAAAGGCAGAGACGTGAGCAGTATTGAAAAGTTCCTACAAGACTCTGAAGAAGTCTACGAAGAACTAGCCAACATCCTTGGATCGAAGCAACTGGACTATGGTCCCGGTAACATTAACAACGCACCCGGCGGTGCGATCAACGGTATCCTTGTTCGCATGAACGACAAGATGGAACGCTTAAAGAACCTGACGTATCACATGAAGGGTGAGCCGCAGAACGAGTCAATAGATGACAGTCTGATTGACATAGCGAACTATGCGGTCATCGCCATGATGGTTAGGCGTGGGTCGTGGCCCAAGAACAAAGAGTAAGCATGGGTGTCTGTGGTTTCTGTAACACGGGACACCACGACAACTGCCGTGATGCCATCGTCTACTATGGAAAAACATTCAACTGTAGTTGCCCGTGTAAACAACGAGAGGAACCAAATGCATAGAGTATTCGTTATCTCAGATCTTCAAGTGCCATACCATGACGTCAAGGCAGTAGCGAATGTCGCACAAATGATCTCCGACTTTAAGACAGGCGACGATACGGTAGTAACAATCGGAGATGAACAAGACTTCCAGACGATCAGTCGCTGGAGCATGGGCACAGCCCTAGAGTTCGAGGGTAGCATTGCACGTGACCGTGACGCTACCGTGCAAGTGTTCAAAGACTTGCAAGTAGAGCATACTATCCGCTCAAATCACACCGACCGTTTATACCAGCAGGTTATGCGTCGCATGCCGGGGCTGTCGGGGCTACCAGAGTTAGAGTTAGAAAACTTCTGGCGCTTACCTGAACTAGGAATAACCCATCACCGTAAGGCTTTTGAACTGGCACCCAACTGGCTTGCCCTCCACGGTGATGAGGCTGGTACGAGTCACAACGCTGGCAGTACAGCAATGGGGTTAGTTAAAAAGGTTGGGAAGAACGTCGTGTGTGGACACACACATAGGCTAGGGCTAGTGCCCTACACCACTGGCATCTACGGCAACCACATGCGTACCCTGTTTGGTTTAGAGGCGGGTAACCTAATGGACCCGAAGCAAGTATCGTACGCTAAGACATTCAACTGGCAGCAAGGCATCGCTGTCCTCTACGTGGACGGCAAGAACGTAATGCCAGTACCCATACCAATAGTTAACAAGTCTTTCGTAATGGAAGGGACAGTTTACTCATGGTGATACAGTTCACTGAGAAAGAATACCGACTAGCACGAGAAGGTGCAAGGGATGCATCGAAGTCTTCTAGTTTGATAGAGCATGACGATCTCGTAGGTGAGGCTTACCTGTGGCTCGCCTCTCATCCAAAGAAAGTTGTTGAGTGGCGTGAGTTAGGTCGCAAGGGTGAGAACATGCTACGCATCTCGTGTAAACGATCAGCATTAAAGGCTGTCGCTAGGGAACGTAAGCGTATCTCTGGCGCTGAGTTCTCAGACATGTGCTTTTACAGCACACAAATGATCCGTGAGTTGATGCCCACCATCTTCAATGTTGAGGACTGGACGACTAGTGCTGCCATGAGCAACGAACCTAGAGGCCAGTCGGCACCCGCCGAAGGCAACAACAGGTTGGCTATGATTGTTGACGTGCGTGCAGCCTACCACGATCAGGCTACACACGTACAAGAGTTCCTTCAACGCATGTACGATAATCCTGTACCTAACGTGGAAGACTTGATCGCTGTTGAGGAAGGTGTCTCAACCAAAACCATTCAACGTCGCGATGAAAGATACTTAGGGTTCATGGTGCAGTACTTGGGTGGAGATAACCCTTGGGAAAAAGTAGATTAAAAAAAAAGGGGGACGTGTAAACGTCCCCCCTAGTTTTATTCAACTCTCTTAATCACTTTCCGTACACCCCACGTGCACATGCCGGGGGTGGGTTCAGGTAACTCAGTCAACGCTTTCTCTGCACGTTTCTGCGTGTCATAGAACCCGAAAGCAAACAGGTCTTTCAACACAGAGTCACGCATCAGCA